AGACCTTAGTAATGCAAACCTTAGTAATGCAAACCTTAGATATGCAGACCTTAGATATGCAAACCTTAGTAATGCAGACCTTAGTAATGCAAACCTTAGTAATGCAAACCTTAGATATGCAAACCTTAGTAATGCAAACCTTAAATATTGTATAGGTAACAATAAAGAAGTTAAATCATTACAAATAGGTACTTATTTAATTTCATACACTAAAGATATATTAAATATAGGATGTCAAAGTCATTCACATAAAGTATGGAAAGAATTTACAAATGATGATATATTAAATATGGATGGAAAGAGAGCTTTAAAATGGTGGTCTTTAAATAAAGATATTATTTTTACTTTAATAAATAGAGAAAAATAGTTATGCGTTTAGATATAAAAGTAGGAGATATATGGAGGTGTAGAGATGGTATTTTAGTAAAAGTACATTATATATCAAATGTATCTAATTGGTATCCTATTTATGTTCATAGATTAGATACTAAAGAAATATATAGTGTTCATACTGATGGTTATTTTGAGGCTTATTATGACCACGAACCAAGTCCTGAGGACATAGTTAAATTAATTAGTAGAGATTATAAAAATAATCCTATAAGTTTAAAAGTAAATTTAGAATTAAATAAATTAGCTATAAATATATTAAATAAACACGATATTAAGTTGGTAGGTTAGTCCTTTAAATGTTTAGCCAACTTTATTCAAATTTATAGATTAGCACTCTATTTTTAAGTTATTTAGTATATTAGTAATTAGGTGAGCATCTTGGGTTGATGCAATTTAACAGAACATATACTAAATACTTGTTTTAAGACCTGTTTCCCTATAGAGGGCCAATAAAGTTTTATTAAATAATCGTTAATTTTAGTACTGAGGTAAGATTTTACTCTTACCTCTATTTTTATTTAAGTATTAGTTTAATATTTAGATAAGAATAAGGAGTTATAAATGAATTTTGAAAGTAAAAAAGTAGAGAAAATAATACTTAGTTTATTATTTGGAGCTATAGTTATGATACCATTATATATAACTGAATGGTTATATATATATATATATTATACATTTGGTTTATATGTAATAACTAAAGATGAGATAGTTATTACATATAATGGAATACAAGTATTAATAATTGCATTTGCATATTATAAGGTATCAAAATGAGTAATGATTTAGATATAATTAAATTTGTTAACGATGCTAAGTATTTAGATGCTTTTATTATAGGTGCAGCAGGTACAGGTAAAACTACTAAGTTAAAAGAAATATGTGAGTTATTATTAACTACAAATATAACTTTTCAAGTTGTTGCATATACTCATAAAGCTAAGCAGGTTTTAAAAAGTAAATTACCAGTAGATACACCAATAAGTACATTACATAGTTTTTTAAAGAAAAGACCAGGTATTAATGAGAAAGCTACTAATATTAAATCTATTATGATTAATAACCAGTTTGGTGAACCAGTACCATTAGATTTATTAATTATAGATGAGTATAGTTTTGTTGGTGAAAAAGATGATATATCACTATGTGAGCTACAAGATTCACTTAATGTAGATAGACCTTTACATATATTATATGTTGGAGATTCAAATCAATTACCTCCAATAGGAGCACCTAGTAATTTAATACCTAAAGGACCTTATAAACTTAAATTAACTAAAGTGCATAGAACAGATAATGATTTATTATTTACATTAGGTAAACTTGTTAGTTATATAGAAGAAGAGGAGCCTATTAAATATTTATCTGAGACTGAAAATTTTAAAAGAAAACAAGATATTAAATCATTATATATGAATAATATTAATAAAGATAAAATTTTATTAGCTTATACTAATAAGAGAGTGCAAGAACTAAATTTTGGTATACAAGGTAGTGATAATCCAACTATAGATGATTACATATTTATTAGTTCTTTAAGAATAGTAGCTAAGTTTATAACTAAGATTAATAAACCTAACTATATTTATACTCCTTGTGGAGTTATAGATATGCAAACTAAATATAATCCTTTAGGTTATTTACAAAAACTATTTTATATAGAGTTTTTTGATATAGAAATAGTTAACTCTTATAATGATGATTTACATATTGGTCAAAGATTAAATATAGCTACTATATTTGGAACTTATAATAATAAAGTTATAAGAGATAAATTAGGTAAAGCATTAGTTGATGCAAATAAAAGTAATTTAATTAAACCTGGTAGTGTGGACTCAAGACAAATATTTAGAGAATATAAAACTATAAACGACTATGTGTGTATTAGCGATTTTAACCATTGTATGACTGTGCATAAGTCCCAAGGCTCCGAATATGATTACGTATACTTAGACTCTGAGGATTTAGCATCTTGTATAGATATACAAACTAGGTTAAAATTACTTTATGTAGGCATTTCAAGAGCTAAAAAGCAGGTATTTTTAAATAACTAGCTTAATAGCTAAAGGTTTTCTAAATTAATTTTAAAAATTTTTAGAAATATAGTTTAAAAATTCTAAAATTTAATCTAGATTTAATATTAGATATATTATAATAATGAATATAAAAAATAAAATAAGGAAAATTAAATGAAAAAAGCAGAATTATTTGCGGCAGTTGCTTTATGTGCAACAAATATTGAAGAGATTTTAGTAGGTGCTGGTTTATCTAAATCAGTTATTGCAAATGTAAATGTTGAATTAACTAAAATTAAAGATTTAGTTGAACCAAAAACAGGTGGGGTTGTTACAGATGTAAATGAAGTTGCAAACTTTGATTCTGAAGGTAATGTTACTGCATTATTATGTTCTTTATCAAAAAGATGGTTACCTGTATATGATGAGGAAGGTAATGAAAACTTCTATACAGATACTAAATCTGATAAATTTGGTGGGTTTAAAAGATTATCAAAAGCTGCTGAGTCAATTAGACAAAAACATGCAAAAGCTGTTAAAGCTACTGAAGCGTCAGTACTTGCTGATTTATTGAATCCAGAAGTTAATTTAACTGAAGCAGAAGCTCAAGCTAAATTAGAAGCTTGTAAAACAGTTGATTATTCAAGTGTTGGTTCTGAAGTAAGACCAGTTGCTTAATAATATAGGAGTTAAATCTCCTATATTAAACTTTATAATGAAGTACATTATTAATAGTGTATTTCACAGTAAAGTTTAACATTCAGTAACTATATTTCTCTATAATAAAGAGTAGAGCTCACATCTATTAAATATTGTAAGTAGTACTAATAAATGCTAGTTAGTATTACCTTGAGTATTTATATTAAATATTAAAGTAATATTGTTTCTTTTCTGTTTGGTTACACCAGATGATTGATAGAGTATATTTTAGTTAGCCCTTTTATATACTCTAATGAGTCATTAACTCACTTCCAAAGAAGTAAAACTAATAAATTAACCGAAAAGGATTTAAGATGAGTATTTTAGATACTACAGAAGAAGTACAAGGACAGTCACCTTACCAAGACTACCAATTAGGTACCCAAGAAAATGGTTTTGTAGCTACATTATTTTATGTTAGTGATTCTGAGGAATTAGAGTCAGAGCATGGTAAATTTTATTGCATGCAAGGTATTGGTTTTGATATAAACTCAAAAACTGAAGATGATATTTTAAATAGTGCAAAACTAGTTAGTATTATTCCTAATAAAATGTTAAAAGGTATGATAGCTAAGGGGGCATTTGCTAAAGGTCAAGCTTACCAGATTACTAAAAAATGGACTAAAGGGGATAAGTACCAAGGTAGAACTGCTAAGGGACACGGTTACGAAGTATCTAAATTTGGATTACCATCTACACTATTAGATAAACTATATGATAAGCATAATGAATTGCTTCCAGAAGGTTTAAGAATTGGTGTTGAAACTCCTGCAAATGTAGAAGTTTAATAGAAAGGGCTTAGGCTCTTTTTATTTATTCTAAATTATAGATTAGGTTTATATTATGAAAAAGTTACTAGAATTAAAGAAGCTAGAGAAATTATTACAATTAAAGTTATTAGGTATTAAGCGTTCAGAAAATATATACTTGTGCTATCATTCCAATTATGATAAGCCTAGGTTTAGTATTTATACAGATGCTAAATCATCAGTTCATGTGTAGCATACTGATACTTGTAGTTATTTTATAGATAATAATATAGCTGAGCAAATTGCAGATGAGATAATAAGCCAAATAGAGAGGATAGAATTATGAAGATAGAGATAGCAAATGGAATTGAGAATTTAAGTATTAATGAGCCAGTATTTTGTGATACTGAAGGTGGGGGTTTATACATAGATATTAGACTTATTCAAGCATACCAACCAACTACATCAGATACAATTTGGTTTTATGATACAGATGAGTTAGATTTAGAAACTTGTAAAGAAATGATAAAACCTTTACATACAGTTTGGTGGAATGCTCCATACGACTGTGGTGCTTTAAATATGACATCAGCTAAAATAGATGATTTACAAAAAGCAGTTAAGATAGCTTATCCAGAGTTTCAAGAATATGCACTTGATATAGTAGCTAAGAAACTTGGGTTAGGACACTTCTATGACGGGTTAAATAAAAAAGAATTACAAAAAGCTAGATTCTTACCTGGGGCATATTTAAGCCACGAACAAAAGAAATATGCTGCGGTTGACGTACTTATATTAGCTGAGATTTGGGAAGATAAAAAAGTACAAAATGTAATTCAAAATAATTTAGCGTATAAAGTAGATATGTTATCACTAGAATATTGTGTACAATATCAACAAAATGGTATACCAGTGCATAAAGAAAACTTAACTAAACAAATGGAAATTAATAAGAATATAGTTGATGAGAATCAAGCTAAAATAGATAGCTATATTAAAGAGAAGTTTAAATACTTTGATAACCATTTTGATGATACTATAGTTTATATAAGTACTTGGAAGGGTAAAGATTTTAATAGAAAGTGGACTAAATTTGATATATATAGTTTACTTAGACAGAAAAAGTTTAATGTAAATAGTTATCAACAGCTAAGATTATTATTTCAATCAAATGAAAGTGATGCTCCATATTTATTAAGACAAATATCTGAAGGTAAAGAATTAGCTAAATGGATTTTAGATTGTAAAAGAGCTGGTAAACAACTATCATATATGGAAAGTATTAAACCATATGATAAAATGTATACTAAGTTTAAACCAGGTGGAGCAGCTACGGGTAGATTTACAGCAGACGGAGGTGATTTACCTAATGGATTTAATGCTCAACAAATACCTAGAAAATTAAAACATATTTTTGGGGTAGCTGAAGATAGTGGTAAGATATTAGTTGGTGCCGATTATGCTACACTAGAATTAAGGCTTGCTGCGTCTATTTATAAAGATAAAAATATGTATGATAAGTTAATGGCTGGAGCAGATATACATATAGAAACAGCTAAAGCTATGATTAGTAGCGATAACTGGACTAAAGAAGATAGACAAAATGCTAAACCAGTTAATTTTGGATATACATTTGGAATGGGTATACAAACATTTATTGAAATGGCTTTTAATGACTATGGTTTAGTATTTACAGAACAACAAGCTAAAAACTTTAGAAAGAAATTCTTTGATACATATCCAGATATAGCTACATACCATAATAATATTTGGAATGCAATGTCTAAAGGTGGATATATTTATAGTACAGCACTAGGTAGAAAAACTATGCCTAATTTAGGTACAGATGCTATTAATGGTCCAGTACAAGGTACTGGTGCTGAATGTACGAAGCTAGCTATACATTATATGTGTAAAGAAAATCCTGATACAGTTAAAAAGATTATTAATGTTGTACACGATTCAATTACTATGTGTATAGATAATATTCCTGAAGAGATTGAATATTGGTCAGAGTTATTAAAACGTTGTATGGTTAAAGGTTGGACAGAAATTAGTAAAACTAGTATTATGTACTATAAAGATATACCAATGATAGTAGAAGTTGGAACAGGATTTGAATATGGCAAAGCAAGTTAATGGAAAAGTATGATAAAGTTATGTTAGAAACAGCTAAGTTATTTGGTAACTTAAGTAAATGTGAAAAGAAAAAAGTTGGGGCAGTAATAGCTAAAGAGGGTAGAATACTAGCTACTGGATATAATGGTACAGTATCAGGATTTGATAATATATGTGAAGTTAGCACTAAATGTATAAGTTGTAATGGTAGAGGAGAAACACTTTTATCTTTTAAAGATACAATACCAGAAGTATGCCCACATTGTAAAGGTACTGGAACTAAATTAGTTACAAGTCCATTTGTTATACATGCAGAGCAAAATGTATTAATGTTTTGTGCTAAAAATGGTATACCAACGGATGAAACTACTATGTATATTACACTAAGTCCATGTGAAACTTGCGCTAAATTAATAGTTCAAGTAGGTATTAAAAGAGTTGTATTTTTAGAGCAATATAAAAATACAGAGGGTATAGAGTTCCTTAGACAAGCAGGAATAAAAGTTGAAAAGCAGGAGAATTAAAATGAGTATATTAGAAAATGAAGAAGTTATAGAAACCTATTTTAAAGCTGAACCAAATAATAAAATAGCTTTAATAGACGCAGATACAATTGTATATAATGCATGCTTAGAAAATGAGTATGAGCAATATGATTCAGAGTCTGGTGAAACTATTTGGGAGACAGATTTACAATCTTGTGTTGAACATGCTATTGGTAAAATTAATTTAATAGTTGAACAAACAGGTTGTCAAGGTGGTATTTATTTAGCATTCTCAGCTAAAACTAAAGATACATTTAGAGTTACTCAAGTGTCTGAAAGTTATAAAGCTAATAGAGCAGGCACTAGATATCCAGTTGGTATTAAAGAAGTTAAAGATTTATTGCTTGAATCTTATGTAGGAGAGATTGGTATTAATGTTGAAGCTGATGATATAGTTGTTAGTATGTATAATCCAGAAATACATATTTTATGTTGTATGGATAAGGATGTTTATAACTCAGTTCCAGGTAAACATTGGAACTATTATCAAAGGTCTGAAATGACTAAGATGACTAAACAAGGTTTAAAAACTTATGATGCTATACCAGCTACATTTGTTAAAACAAGTGAAGAGCAAGCAGCTTATTGGCCATTTTATCAATGTATAACAGGAGATAGTACTGATGGTATTCCTGGAGCTAAAGGTATTGGACCAGCAAAGTTAAAAAATTTCATATCTATAGATAAAACACCTAAAGAGAATTGGTTAGGTGTAGTTAAAGCATATGAAAGTGTTGGTCAAAATGAGATAGATGCTATTATAAATATGCGTTTAGTTAATATGAAACAATATAATCACGAAACTAAAGAGGTAACATTATGGACACCAAACAATTTATGAAAAATGATATAAAAGATAATAAACCTATGATGCATTTAATTGATACTAGGTTTAAAGAAGAGTTAGCTATGTTACTAACTCTAGGTGGGTTTAAGTATGATTTTGATAATTGGAAATTAGCTAAAGAGTCAGAAGTAATTAAGTATAGAGATGCTTTAGAAAGACATTTAGTACAACGAGATAAAGGTGAAGTAATAGACAAAGATACAGGTTTACCTCATACAATAGCAATAGCTTTTAATGCTATGACATTACACTATTTTGACTTAAAATTTAGTAAAGATAATGGAAATAGAAGATTATATGTTAAACAACTTATGTATTATAAACGTAGAAAGGTAGAAATAAAAGAATTTGTAAAGGAAGCAAATAAATGAAAGAATATAAAGAACTAGTTAGAGATGTTTTAGCTAATGGTAAGCTTAAACAAAGTAGAAATGGTAATACTATTTCTTTAATAGGTACACAATTAAAGTTTGATGCTTCAGATATTCCATTATTAAATAGTAGAAAAATATTTTATAAAGGAGTACTTGGTGAGTTTTCAGCCTTTATGAATTATTGCTGGACAGTTAAAGATTTTAAAGATAGAGGGTGTAATTACTGGGATGAGTTTGCAGATGAAAAAGGTCAGCTAAATTTAGATTATGTTGAACAACTACACGAAGCTAATATTAAATTAGAAGATGGATGGTATTCTCAAATTGACGCTTTAAAAATTGGATTAGTTAATGATAAGTATAGTAGGAGACATATAATTAATCTATGGGTACCTAGTAATATACATAAATTATCTTTACCTTGTTGTCACTTTAACTATCAATTTATAGTTGATACAGAAGATAGATTAAACATGATATGGACTCAAAGAAGTGCAGATGTAATGCTGGGGGTTCCTAGTGATATGATACTTGCTTACTTATGGATTCAATGCTTATGTAAGGAGCTAGGTCTTAAACCTGGCATAGTTACTATGAATTTTGGAGATACTCATATTTATGAAGAACATATACCTGGAGCAAATACATATTTAGAGAATATAATACCTAAACTTAAACCAATAGCTAAGTTAAATGACTCATTTACTTGTATTGAAAAGTTTAAGCCAGACCAATTAGATATAGTTCAATATGACCCACATCCTGTTATTAAATTTGAGTTAAAGGTATAAAAATGTATAATAATTCAACAATTGGAATTGTATTATTAGATAGATTAGATAGATATCTAGTAAATGGTAAAATACCAGATAGGCCTGAATTTGATAAACAATTCTTATTAAATTTAGTATCTAATAAAGTATGTTTAGCAAGCAGAAATACTATACTAGATTTACCTGTTAGTATTTTAAATAGTTGTTTAGAAATAACTGAAAATGGCAACTTAAATTGGAATATAAATTTAGGTATTAAAACATTTAAAGAATTTCCTCCAGATATATTTTTTATAAGTAGAACCCCTTCGCATATCATACATTCTATAGAGAGTAAAAATGATAAATACTTTGATATTGAATGGTTAAAAACTTATTATAATAGTATAATAAGCCATCATAACTTGGAAATTTGGATTAAAAAATAAAATTAAATATAATTATATAGTTATAATAGTTAAAAGCTTAAATAGCTAAACTATATAGCTATTAATAGGAGATAACTTGACAACTATACAAGAGTATATAAAAAAACTTGAAGAAGAAAACTTAAAATGTGTAGATATAGCTATTAGATTAGGTGTATCCCAACCAATGGTTAGTATTTATAAAAGAGGTGGAAATGTTAATTTAGCTACAGCTAAATATATTTATGCAAGTTATGGAGTATGTATACATCCATATGCTGAAGAGTCACTTATTTATGAACTAAATAAATATACTAAAACTATACAAGAGGAGTTAGAAGATGAAGATACTGATATATGATTGTGACATTATTAAAGCAATTAGAGACCCTAAGAAAGTAGGCTTACAAGGTATTGAATACTGTGATAGTTGGGATGATTATGATAATATGGGTATAAGTGTTATTGGAGTAAACTACATAGATGGAACTGGAGATAAAGTATTTAGTCATAATGCAAATTTAACTAGGGGTTTAGGTATAAATGCATTTCAAGAGGGACTAAATGTTACAGATGTACTTGTTGGATTTAATAATCAAAGTTTTGATGATAATCTTATTAAAGCTAATGGATTTACTATACCTAAAAAAGTAATTAACTATGACATATTAGCTGAGATTTGGGAAGCTGCAGGTTTAGGCAGAAAATTTGAATATCCATCTCATGCTGGATTTAGTTTAGATGCTATATGTAAAGCTAATGGATTAGGTGAAAGAACTGGAACTGGGGCTAATGCTGCAGTATTATGGCAAAAAGGTAAGTTTGATGAAGTTATTAACTATTGTGAAAATGACATTAAATTAACTAGGAAACTATTTGACTTAATTCAAGATAAAGGTGAAATAAAAGACCCAAGAGAAGATAATTTTTATTTTAAAAAACATAACCCAGATTTTGAATTTAAACCAATCAAAGTTAGAAAATTAGAAGAATTAATAGGAGAAGTAAAAGAAATACAATCAAAAGGTTTAAATGCACCAATGTTAACTCCAGACTTAATTGAGTCTAAAATAGTTAAAGAAGAGTATCATTTATTAACAGATGTTTTAACAGTTTGTGTATTAACACTAGAAAATGGGTTTACAGTTACAGGTAACAGTGATTGTGTAAGTCCAGCTAACTATAATAAAGAAATTGGAGATAGAATAGCAAGAGACAATGCTAAAGAAAAGATTTGGGAATTAGAAGGTTATTTACTAAAACAAAAATTATTTGAAGGAGAAGTAAGATGAATAGAGTAGCAATTTGGAATGGTGGAATAGTTCCTTTAGAACTAAGAGGAGAAGATGGGGCAGCAACTAGAGGTAATACTAAGTTTAAACCTGAATTTGATTTAGGATTATTAAGTGAAGAAGTTAGAGAGTTTTATACAGCTATGGCTAATGATGATTTAGTTGAGATGCTAGATGCTTATGCTGATATGAAATTTGTATGGGAAGGTATTGAGTTTAAGTATGGTATGATAGCATATAGTTATGAAGCAGATTTAGAACTATTTGAAAAGACTGAAAAAATATTTAGCCTAATTAGAAGTTATTACTATGGGCATGCTCATACTACATATAATTGCTTAAAAATACAATTAGGTCATAAGTTTAATGAGAAATTACTTGATAACTTAATAGATACAGTATTTAGTTATGTATGTGATGCTAATGAACAAAAAGGTACAGCTAAAGATGAAAAAGGTAAAACTATTAAAGGGGATAAATGGATTAATCCTGCAGATAGAATTAGAGAGTTATTAAAATCTAAAAGGATATTATAATGGCTATTTTTGAAGTTCAAAAAGGTAAAGCTTTTGATAAATTACCTAAGAAAGAGGCTTCTTCATTTAACTCAGATATTTTTGCTGTAACAACTAAATATGACGGTAACCAGATATTTATAGTTAAAAGAAATAATAAAGTTACTTGGTTTACTTCAGACTGGAAACAGTTTGATGTACCAGGTTTAGGTACTGAGCTATTAAATAATAAATCAGATTTTATATTAATAGCTGAATTTATGTACAATTGTGAAGGTAAACTAGGAGATAGACCTAAGTCTGCAATACTAACTACTTTAAGAACTTGTTGGAATAAATCTATAGCTAATCCTAAAACTTTTAAAGAAGAGTTATGTAATATTAAAGTATTTGATTGCTTAATATATAATTCAGATGGATTATTTAGTGGATTAATTACTAATATTAGATATACAGATAGGATAACTATAGCCCATTTGTTACATTTACCAAATCAAATATCAGTTGTTAAATATAAGCTTATTACGGGTAAAGACTCTATAGAGTATACTAAGCAACTTGTTAACCAAGGTTGGGAAGGTACTATGAATATAGATGCTAATTCAACTTATAAGTTTGGTAAAAGAATTAACTATAGTGTTAAACTTAAATATAGAAAAACTGCAGATTTATTATGTATTGATGTTATAGCTGGTGAAGGTAAATATTCTGAAATGATAGGTGCACTAGTTCTTCAAGATTCTGAAGGTCGAATAGTATCAGTAGGTAGTGGATTAAGTGATTCAGAGAGAAAACCTGGACTAGCAACTTGGTATATAGGTAAAATAATTGAGATTGAATATGAGCAAATTATGGATACCTATATACAGCCAGTATTTAAAGAGATTAGATTAGATAAAACTAAAGGAGATTAATGCCTAGTGAACAACAAATACAAACTAAAATAAAAGATTGGATTGAGAAAAATGGTGGCTATGTAGTTAAAGTAGTTCAAGCAACTAAAGCTGGAGTACCAGACTTATTAGTTTGTTATAAAGGTATGTTTATTGGTATAGAGGTTAAAAGACCTAGTACTAGAGGTAATATATCTAAGTTACAAAAACATAATCTAAATCTAATACAAGTAGCTGAAGGTAAAGCTATAGTTGCTTGGGATTTAGATATGGTAATTGATTTCTTTAAGGATTTAGAATGAAAGATGCCCTATTTAAAACTTTTATAGTGTATATGCTATTAAGTGGTTTTGTAGCAAATTTAATTATTATACCTGCTATATTAATTAAATTATGGAGTTAATATGAAACCTTATCAACATCAAATAGATATATCAAGTCAAGCACTTGATATATTACGTAAAAATATGATTGTATATTTAGCTATGCAAGAAAGAACTGGTAAGACTTTAACTAGTATTTTAATTTGTGAGCAAACTAAAATGAATAATATTTTAGTTATTACAAAGAAGAAAGCTTTAGATGGTTGGAATGACACTTTAAGTAAATATCAACATAAAAAGAATTATTTCTGTATTAACTATGAATCTTTACACAAATGTACTTTTATACCAGATTTAGTAATTATAGATGAAGCACATAGTAATCTAGGTGCATATCCTAAGATAGGTAAAACTTGGAAAGAGGTATATAAGTTTACTAAGGGAAAGCCTATTATATACTTATCAGCTACTCCAAGTGCTCAGACTTATGCACAACTATATCATCAGTTAAAATTAAGTAGTTGGACTCCTTGGATAAAATATGCTAACTTTTATAATTGGCATAAAACTTATGGAATTGAAAAGATTATATTCTTAGGTGGAAGACAACTTAAACAATATGATGAGGTTAAATCTGAAATGGTTATGAATGAGGTTAAGCATTTATTTATTAGCTATACTAGAACTGAGTTAGGATTTGAACATGAACCTAATGATATTATTCATTATGTAGAATTAAGTTCTGAAACTAAGAGTTATTATAACACTTTATTAAAAGATAGAATAGTAAACATAGCAGGTGAAGATGTTATAGCTGATACAACTATGGCTTTAAGAACTAAATTACATCAGATTGAAGGCGCAACATTAAAGCATGAAGATAAAAATTTATTTTTAGCTAAAACTGATAAAATTGATTATATAATTAAGACGTGGGGAGACTCAAAAGATTTAGTTATATTTTATCAATATCAAAATGAATTAAGCCTATTAAAGCAAACTTTTAAGTCAGCTACTATATTACAAGGTACTTCATTTGCTGAAGGTGTAGACTTATCTATGTATGAAACTTGTGTTGTATATAGTATGGATTTTAGTACTGCTAAATATACTCAGAGAAGAGCTAGGCAATGTAATATGAAAAGAGATACCCCAATTGACTTTCATTTCTTATTAGTTAAAGGTGCTATAAGTGAGCAAGTATATAATACTGTAGCTATTAATAGAGTAAACTTCGTAGATAGTTATTTTAATAAACAAGAGATTTAATCCTCTTGTTTACTTGGTACATTTATATTATACCTTTCTGCATATGCTTGAGGGATTACACTTCTAGGTAACTTACGTTCTTCTGTAGATAAATTAACTCTCATTGCGTGTATATCATTATCTGAGTATGTACCTCTTAATATTCTTACACCTCTTGTTTGACCTAAATTATGTAACACAAATAGATTCTCTTTAGTAATAGGTAAGTAAAATTGTTTTAATCTTTCTTTATAATCAGAAAGTAAGCTATTCATTATCTTCTCTTGGCCATAAGGTTTCTTAGCTTCATGTAAAGTAAGACCTAACTCTTTAGCCTTTTCTACCATAGTACCTCTAAGTATTTGATATTTACCAAAAGCACTAGACTCTTTATTCTTAGCTTTATAATCTCCACCAGATTCAATACTAGTAATATAATCTAGTATCTCTTTATTAGACTCATTATAGTTTAACTTTGAACCAACTCTCTTGGATAATTGGTATATATCTGGATTATCTTGCATTTGTGCATTAGCTTCAGATTTAGAAGCTACTGTACTTAGCCCAAGAGTAGCAAGAATAGAGTATACATCCCATTTAACCTTACCATTAGGTACCTCCTCAATTGTTAAAGTCCATAAATCATTAGTATTAAATACAGAGTTTTTATAATCCTCTAATAAATCTTCATATCTAAATTCTTCAGCAAATTTATTTAGGCCATCTATAGATTTAATTAACCCATTCTCTTGTTCATAATCTATAATTTTACTATTTATAGTATCAATACTATCTACATTATTATCTCTAGCAAAAATAGGTAAGTCATCTAATACTTTATCTATATTTAAATCTTTGTTACTACCTGATTTATAAATTTTCTTATCTACTTTAATACTTAAACCTTGTTTCTCAAGTTTTTTTCTTATATCAGGTAAAACTTTAGTATTTAAGTTTTCATAGAATTTAGTTACTCCAGCAGAACCAGCTAATTCATTTTCTCTTTGAATTGGAATAGCTACTGTATCTATACCTTGTTTTAGTGCTTCATCTATAGCACCAACTATTTGAAATTGATTATGTTTAAGTTCTGTCATTGGAAAATCAGTAACAGTAGTATTTGAACTTTCTAATCCATTAATTATCTTATCTAGTTCTAGTAGTCTAGGATTAGTATTTATATATTCTATCCATGCATCTTCATTATCATTAGTTTCAAAAAATTTATCTTTTTCTTTATAGTATTCTGAAGTAGCTTCTTTATAGGTTATTTTAGGTTTAGTATTACTTTCAAAAGTACCTCTTCCAGCTCTTTCCGTTTGAGCCCAGTCACTTTGTATCTCGTTTAGAACTAGCGTTTTCTTTCCATTAATTTCATCTATGTGAGTTCTTCTCCAACCTAATAAAGATTCTTTAGGAGTAGATATTTCATTACTAAAATGGGTAAGGCCTGGAACATTATTCTTAGGTTTAACTATGGTAGTTAGTGCCTCATTATATGTTACATTATCAGCCCCTTTCCTACCTAATGTGTAGGTATCGTAGCCTAATTTCTCAGGTGCTACATTAAAAGTAGTAAGTCTTTGACTTCCTGATTTACTTAGCCACTCACTTCCAGATAAAGCTCTATTATCATTTTCCATACCTATTAAAATACCTGATTGTTTAATCTCTTTAGGTGATATACCTTTACCTAGTAAAAACCCTTCAAGTTGTTTAGCAGTTAGTTTTTGATTTCCTAAGTTTTCTAAAGTACCATCGAGTTTGTATCTAAACTCGATTCCTTCAAATGCGTCCTTAAGTATTTTATCGCACTTCATTACATTCCTCCATTAACTCTTTAAATTTCATTCTAACTAACTTATCTGCTTCAGCTTGTGGCATTTTAACGCCAAAATCTTTTTCTATACGTTTTATAATAGTGTTAGCTTCAGCTTCTATAGTTTTAGCTATCATTCTCTGGTTAGCAATATTATCATCAACTATTAATTTTTTACGTACATTAGTTCCTATATCCATAAGTCTTTTATCTGATAAGTACTCATGTACTCTACCTACAAACTTATCATATACGCCTTCAGCACTTTGAATACCTAATCTTTCATTGATACCAGATTTAATAATACTATTTTGAACAAACTCAGCTATTAAATCTTCACTTCTATCATTCATAATAGCTTTAGTAGCTGAAGTACTTACTGTACCTCTTTGAGTACCATATAAAGTAGCATCTGTACTTAATTGCGTAGTAGGTGCTTCTAATGGTTGTTTCCAAACTAATCTAGGAACTAAATTATTTGTACCTTGTATCTCAGCTAGTTTTTGCTGTCTTTGTATATATTCATTAGCTAAATCATTTCTTAAGCTATCAAAGTTTAATTTCTCTCTAAACATTCTTCTATCTTTAGGTAATTTAGAATATAAATCTTTAACGGTTTTACTACTTAATGGATTCTCTAATAGTTTAGCAGTATTTTCTAATAAAGATAATGCATTAGCTTTATCTCCAGGAACTAACTGCTTAATCTTATTAAATATAGAACTAGCTACTTCGTATTTAAGTCTAATAACTGGGTCTGCTGTTAAATAACTTTGAAACTTAGGTATTTCTATCTTACCAGATACTCTAGCTAAATTAACATCATTCTTAAATACTTCAGACATTTTATTAATAGTTCTTGTTAATTGTTGTACTTCTGATGAACTATTTTTCCAACTAATTTCTTGAAGTTTACTAGCTAATAATGGAAAATTAACTGCTCTATTACCACCAAATGTACCAGCTGAGTATTTCTCTACCATATTATCTATGATAGCTCCATCTACTCTACTTCTAACATTTTTAGGTAGTTTTTCCATTACTTGGTTAAATACATTTATACCAGTTAAGTTATCAGTTGTAGCTCCTATATATTTACTTACTGCACTAACTACATTAGTATTAGTTATTCCAGGTTTAGTTAAAGCTTTAAATAATACATTCTGTTCAGTTTGTTTCATTTCAGAATAACTAAGTTTAGCTTTATCCCAACTATCTAACCACTGTTTACTTTGTGGTATATAAGTATCTGCAGCTCTAGTAATTTCACTATCTATATTAGTTAATATATTATTTAACTTGTCTTTATTACTTTTAGTAATAGTTCCAGAGTTATATTTAACTTCATTAACTAATTGTCTTAAATCAATTAAATCTTCAAAAGTTCTACCTTCTGTAGCATCTTCAACTCTAGATAATAAATTAGCATATCCTTGAGCTACTCTTGGGTCTTCTATCTTACTTCCTATATCATCTAATATAGGTTTTAGTCCAGTTTGTTCAAAGTCAAAAGTATAACCTTTAGTAAAATCTGAACCTGCTTGTTTAACATTTGCATAGTAAGTTTGTACATTGTTAATATAATCATCTAGTCCTTTATTAACTATATAATGTATATTATCAGTACTTAACTCATTAGATGCTGCTTTTAATTGTTTAGCTCTATCAAATACTTGATTAGCTATAGTAGATGAGGCTGTTGGGTCAAATATATCTGCTGCTTTAATAACTGCCTCACCTCCAGCTTGTGTAGTAGCTAAAGTTTTTAATACTTGTTCTTTATCAGTACCTTCTATAGGGCCAACTACAGATTGTACTTTCTGTACTAATTCTTTAGCTTCTTGTTCAGTAACATTAAAGTGTTTAAGTGCATAGTCATATGCTCCATCTATATTATTACTATATATATAGTTATATAGATTTTTAACTTTAGTTCCAGCAAAAGACAAACCTTTAATTACTCCATGCCCAGCTACTGTACCAACCGCATCTACTATACCTGCTTCTTTCATTTGTTGTAAAGCTAAATCACTATCTATCTTTTGAATAATATCAAACTGATTAATAGCTATATCTAAACCTTTACCAGTAAATGCTCCAGTAGCTCCACCAACTAATCCACCTGCTAATGCTCCAACAGGACCAGCAATAGCTCCAACCCTAGCTCCAGTTAAACTACCAGTTACTGCACCACCAACTTCAAACTTAGCAGACCACATATCTTGTAACATAGATGAATCTATTTCTTCTTCAACTCCATTAACTTGTCTAGCAAATTTACCTTCTTTATTTATATAAATATCTTGTATACCTTGATTATTTAATTCTTTAAGAAGTTTATTTTTTAATACTGAACTATCATATTGAGCTGTATTTCTAGTATCAGCATCCCAAGACATAGATTTAATACCAGTTGAATATTTAGAGTACATATTATTATACTTAGATATAATATTAGTAGCTTCTTCCTCTTCTTTATTAGCTTTTTGTTCATTAAGCATTTGTTGTTTAAGTCTTAACTTTTCAGTATCTGATAATGGTCTTGAACTTTGTGTATAATCCATTAGTTGTTCATCTGTAATATTAGCTATTTCAGGATTGATTTCTGGTGCTTGTAACTGCTGAGTTTCAGGTTGAGTAACTACTTCAAAGCCTTCTGGTAAATTAGATACAGGTTTAGTACCTACTAAACTAGATGCTGGTTTAATATCAGGTTTAGTAACTATTTCAAATCCTTCTGGTAATTCCATTACATACCTCCTTGAGTGGGTCTTCCACCTAATTGATTAATAGCTTCATTTTGAGAAGTTTGACCTGGTAGCATACCTTGTTGCATTTGTTGTTGCATTTGTTGATTCCCTCCAAGCATTTGAACTGTTTCATTTAATATGTTACCTATTTCTAAACTATACTTAGACTTAATATTTCTAACTGCTAATTCCGTAGCTTTAAAATACCCTACTGGATTAACTTGACTTAACATATTACCTATAGGCCCATTAATAAATTGTTCTAACATAACTTGATTTTTCTCATCCTCATCATTATATGCAACTGTATCAACTTCTATATCAGCTTTTGTAAAAGCTATTTCAGTTTCTCTAGTTGGTATTGGAGCCATAACTATAGAACCATCTTCTGCAGTTATAGGTTTTAGTGTTTCAGGGTCAAGTACTTCTTCAAATAATAACCTCATTTCAGGGGTACCTGTTTGAGGATTTATTCTTCCAGTTAGTACTTGCATAGGGGCATTAACCTCTAACCACTTTTGCCCTTCATATGTGTCAGCTATTCTAATTACATCATGAGCAGTATAGTATTGTTTAATTAAGTTAAGAATATCCCAACCTAATAATCTATAAAAACTTTCTACTTTAGAAGTTACATATCTTAATGCAACTACTGATGCATTTTGTTGTAGTTTAACTTTAGAACCAGAGTCACTAGCATAAGCTATACCCAAGAATGAATCATTTATACCTAAAACCCTTTGAATTCTATCTAAAGCTTTATCTATAATAGTATACTGGTCTAGTACTTCTCTAGTTAAGTTTTCTATTTTAATACCAGCTATAGATTTAACTGGTATAACTGCATTAACTCTATTTACTTGATTTGTAAAGTTAGTTAAGTTATCTATAGCAGTAGTTTCTACAAATACTTTTTGAGTATTTACCATTAGTTGTATTTTTAATAAAGCTTGATTAATAGCATTTTGAGTTTCTATTATATCTCTAAATACACCATAGTGCTCTACTTTATTACTAGTATGTAGCTTTTGAACTCTATAAGGATTCTTAACTTCTTTATATGTTACTTCTTTTCTACTTAATTCTGTATCCCCAGACCAGAATATAGACCACCATTTATTTTTATCATCTTTAATAATTGTATGGACTACTAGATAGTTATCAAACTGTTTATATCTTCCTTGAAATCTAACATTATAAGTATATTCAAACTCAGACTCAGTTATGTTAGTATGATTATCATATGCTTGAAGTACATCTAAATATTTCTTACCAAACTGATTAGCTAGTTCATCTGCTGGCATCCACTTAAATCTATGTATATATCTAGCGTCTGAATAGTCATCTAATCTACTCATAGGGTCAAGAACTAATTCTAAAGCGGGTATATGACTTATATCTATTTTATACTTATCCCTACCAAACTCATCTTTTTCACCTGTTTTAGATACATTAACATAACTACACATTAAACCAGTAAGAATACCATCTAGTTTAATTTTATCACCCTCAGATACAAAGTTATTTACTCTGAAGGTTTGATTAACTAAATCATGTAGAATAGCTGCAGTTTGTATATCATCAACTTGGCTAGGATTTACTTTAATAGTATTAATTACTGTAGAATAGTAACCTAATAACATCCTACCAAACATCTTAATAATATTAAAAGTTTCAGCAGGTTGACCTCTAGTTTCTAAAACAGCTAATTGTTCATTAGTATAATGTCTATTATGATATTTATCCATAACATCTAATGCTTCTACTCTAGAATCATAATATGCATCATGTCCTAATTGAAATGAGTCTTTAAGCGTTTCTAAATCAGTTTTCATTGTTTAACCCACTCTTTACCATTAAATATAAGTGTCTCACCTGTTTTAGGATTCTTAGCTATAGTTCCAGCTGCATATTGCGTAGTGGATTTACCTAAGTATGAGTCTATTTGAGAACTTACTTGTTTAATACCATCTATAGGAGCTCTATACTTAGCATTATATAGTGTTGGTTCTAAATATCTATTAGCTTCATAGTCACCTATAACCTCATCTAATTTATTTTTTAAACCTGACATATTAACTTTAGTATTTTTATTTAAAGTTCCCATACTTCCAGCAAATCTTTGTGCTTCAGCTTCAGATACAGTTAATCCAGATTGCATTTTTAACATTGTAGCTGTTACAGATAAGAATGCTTGTCTAAATTCTATATCTTTTAAATCTGATTCATCTATATTTTGAAGACCTTCAGGTATATATTGTTTAACTGCATCTATTTGATTTTTAACAACTGCAGTTTGAACATTTTTCTGAGTAGCTAAATCAGATAATTTAGTAGCTGTAGACTGCACAGCTCCAAGTCCATCCCCTAACTTCTTACTTATATTATTAACTAACTTCTTACCACCAGGTGTATTTTCTAAATCTCTAATAGCTGTATTTACTTTTACTTTTTTATCTTCAGGTACTGAATCTAAATTAAAGTCAGGGTCTTGTAAATCTATACCATCTTTTTGTAACTTACTAACATCTGTAGATATTTTCTCATTAGCTGCAACTGCTGAACCACCTTCTTTAGTTAACCAACTATTATAAGTAGCAGTTTCTTCAGGTGTAGCTGCTCCATTATCAATTTTAGTTTTTAAATTACCAAAGTATTCAGCTGTTTGAATATCAAATGGTTTTATCTCAGAACTACCAGATTTACCTTTACTATTCAATTGTTTCCAAGCTTCTTCAGCTGTTATAGTTCCAGCATCAACTTGAGCTTTTAAATCTTGCATAATAGTTGAAGTTAATTCACCTTTATAAGTATCTACTTCTGCTTCAGCTTGTAAAGATTTAGCCTTATTCTCTTGAATAGTCATCATTAAATTTTCAAGTTTATCTTTTCTCATTTCTTTTAAGTACCCACTAGTAATATACATACCAGTTAAGTCTTCTATACTTTGAGCCCCATCAGCTTTAGTAATAACTATAGGCTTAGATTGAACCCCAGGTTTATATCCAATTTCATTTAATTTTTCAGTACTAAATTCATTTATTCCATGAATAGAAACAGTACCAGCATTATCTAACATTTGTTTTAATAATGGATTCTTTTCTTTAACTAAATTTAAGTACTTAACATCTCCAGTTTCTTCATAAGCATTAAATGCATTAAATGCATCTTCTTTAGCTTTAGATTGTTCCATTTGTTGTAATTTAAACTGCATAGCTTGTAATTGTACATTAGCTGTATCTTGTTGCACTTTAGCAGTTTGCATCTGTATTTGATTTCGTTCAGCAGCTTGTCTTAATTGCTCTCTACTATTTTTAATACTCTCAACTTGCATCATACCTTGATTTACATATTGTAAACCTTGAGTTATACCTTGAGCTATACCATATTCACCTGCCATATTATACTCCTACCCATTGACCTGATTGTGTTGTCCAACTACCTGCTCCCCCAGCATTAGCTAATACTGAAGAAGATGGATTTAATGCATTATACATCATATAACTATTAACACCTTGACCTATAGAACTACCTATACCAGCATACCCTGCTGCAGCTTGTTGTGTATAAGTATTAGCTTGATTTAAAGCATTAGTAGATTGCTGTCCTAATAAATTCATCTGATTAGAATAAGCATTACTAATTCCAGCTTGTAACTGTGCTTGTTGTCCCATACCAATACTTAAGAAGTTTGCTTGTTGTGCAGCTACTTGACTTGGAGCATTAGTTACTGCTTCTGCTTTACCTAACATTCTTGCTGATTCTAATTGTGTTAAACCAGCTACGGTTGCTCCACTATTTGTAATACCTCTTTTAGCTAGTGCTGTATCTAGATTTTGTCTACTTTGTAAATATTGTTGTTCTATATTTTGAATACCTAGTGATGCATATATATCAGGATTTAAATTCTGATAATAGTTCTTTAAGTTTTGTTGTATAGGTCCAAAAATACCTTCCCAATCAGCATATTGTTGTTGCTGGAACTCTAATTGAGCCATACTAGTTTCATACTGTAATTCTGCTGCATCCTTTGCTGCTGCAGTTTGAGCCTTTGCAGCTTTACTTGCACTAGAAGCAGATTTACTACCTGATATAGCCCCTATAACAGCAGAACCTGCTATTGCTGCACCTATCCCCATACTATCTCCTTTTCAAGAATATATCCTATAATTTTAGTTCCAAACATTTTATTATAAGCTTTTACATTACGAGTTGTACCTCCAAGAAGTCTAGTACAGTGTAAAGATTTAGCTAACTCTTCCATTTTAACTAACCAATATAAACCATTACCATATACATCTGGAACCATTAATGTATCACCAGTATGTATATATGTAACAAAACCTTTATCTTCTTCATATAATATTTTTACTTCTTTATCTAAAGATACTTTATTAGTAGATTTTAGATATTCTTTTATCATTTCATCTAAGGAACAATTTAGTTTAATTTTCATAATTTAAACCTTAATATTTTATTAAATTATATCTAATTTAATATTAAATTAAGATTAAATGCCTAAAATTTGTTTCTCTTTTTTCTGTCTTTCACCAGTTAATCTACCTATAGCTTCAGTGTATAAATTAGATTTCTCAATAATTTTACTAACTAAATACTCTTTAGTATCTCCTCTACTTAATAAAATAGAATCAAGTAATGGAGTAGCTATAGTATTATCATTTAACCATGCTTGGGCTTCATTTTTTTGTTCAGTCCAAGTTTTCTGTTCACTAACTGGAATACCAATAGTTAAGTTAGACATAGCTTCCTCATACTCTTTATTAAGTTTAGCTAATTTATATCTAACACTAATTTTATCCTCTACAACTAATACTCCATCAATAACTATATAATCTTTATTATGCCAATCTAGTTCAGTTAAGTCTGTTTCTATATAGGCACTATTATAAAATCCAATCTCTTCCTCTAAACACTGTACTAATTGGGTAATTACTCCATTATTATTGTATAATAAATATCTTTTCATTTTTTAATTCCTAACATTAACATTTGAATATATGGGTAGTATGGGTTACTATTATTATTATCAGTACTTGATGCTGTAAAATTTAATATATAAGTATTACCAGCTATAACACTATATGCTATATTTCTACTAAAAGAGGGATATCCAATATTAGGCTCACTATCTGATATAATAGTAGAGCCATTTATTTTAAATCTACAAGTATATCCATCTAAACCCCTAGGTAAATTTAGCATTACATAAATAGTATGTGAAATAGAGGGTGTATATACTATAGATATACCAGAAGAACTACCTGAACCTTCAGCATATCTAGGAACTATAATAGCTTCATCTTGAATTTTTAATGTACTAACACTTAAGTCTTGTATCTTTGCTGTTGTAATAGATGCATCTTGTATCTTAGCATTAGTAATAGCAGCAGTACCTATTTTAGCATTAGTAATGGCAGCATCTGCTATCATAGCATTAGTTATCATACCATTAGCTATAGATGCATTTGTAGCAGTAAGATTATATGTAGATATTTTACTAGCCTCTATAGTACCAGTAGTTATCTTACCTCCATTAATAGTAGTAGACCCAGTATTAACTACTGCTGCAGCATCTACCGTTGTGTCTACCCAAGAACTACCATTATACCTATATGTTCTATTTACTCCACTTGATGTATTTAACCAAATATCTCCTTCTTTCATTCCTGCAGTAGGCATAGTAGTTTGAGAAAAAGTTCTAGCACCAGATAGTACCCATGTAGAACCATTATAAGTGTATACTTTATTCCCATCATCACTATCTATCCAAGTATCACCTGAGTACAAAGTACCAGTTGGAGTATTGCTTTGGACAAATGTTTGATTTATTACTGGAACTCCTGATACATTTGTAAAATTAACTATACCATTAAAATAGTGTTTATACTGTGCTCCATCCCAAGTAATAGCTATTGCTGGTATAGGCTGTTTAGTACCAGTATTATATACTGTCCCAAATGAGGGTAAATTATTAGCTGCTAAATATGCTTTTTCAGAAGGAGTTAAATCCTCATATGCTCTACCAACAACAAAATTATCAGCTACAACTCTAAAATAACTTGACTCATCTCCAGGAGTAGTAACATCTGGGTCTAAACTACCTATTTCTAAACCAGCTACTGCTCCACCTGCTTTAACTGTTAATCCATACCATGAAGCAGCAAGTGCTTGTTCATAAAATGTACCAAACTGTTCAGCTACTACAGCTACATCTTCCTTTTGTTGTTTAATAACAGTTTCTAATTCATCCTCTACATAGGTTAAAATATTTGACCTTAGTTCATTTAGAGTTGAAACTAAATCAAAGAAATCTTTAAGTACTGTATTAGAACTATTTTGCATAAGTTGTACAAATGCTGCACTCTTTGCTTCCTCTGTACCACTAAGAAATACATTATTTCCAATTGAACCAGTTAAAGTAGTTAAAAATCTACGTAGAACAACTGGGTCCTCTATATTATTAGGAACTATAAAGTTATTTGCCATTTTGCCTTCCTTCAGTAATAAAATAAATTTCAATTATCTCATTAGACCCTCTAAGTTCAAATTCAGCATAATAACCTTTTGTATCTCCTTGAGGGTATCTAATAGTATTAAACCCATCAACTACTTGCCTAGTAACTACTAAATTTCCATCTAGATATAAATCTATTTCACCTGACCCTTTACTTTGAATATAAATATCTTTATAAGTTTTATAATTAGTTATTCCATTATCTGATAACCAACCTGTTCTATAAGTATAGTCTAATAATGTATTACTAGTATTATATTCATACATACCTATATCTCCACTTTTTAATATATATAATTTATCAAAAGTAGGATTATAATAAGCTCCTCTAATTATTAAATCTAAAGTAAAAAATTTAACTCCAGCTCTAAAGTCTACAACTATAACTCCATCAGTGTGGAATAAAAAGTACTGAGATTCATATACTTCTGCGGTTATTGGGTTTACTGATACTTTACCTAATTTAGGCCAAGAAATAAGTTCTATATTACTACCAGTTGAACTACATATACCATCTAAGCTTTGCCATAGTAAATAGTTATCTACATAAGCTATAGTAGAGTGTGTTATACATCCTTGACTACCATTTAATAAAAATTTACTATAGGTAGTTAAATCTGAACCAGTTAAAATCCAAGTTTTATTTCTTGAGAATATTAATAATCCATTTTGTGTAGCTCCAAGACCTGTAATATGCTCTGGAAAAACTATATAATTAAATTCAGTCCAATTATCTACTAAACCAGGATTAGAGAAGTACAATGTACTGTCTACTGTAGCAAATAAAGCTGCATTATATTCAGTTAAAAATCTTAGTCCATCTTTTGGTTTTATAAACCCTTGCGTTTCTAAAGGAGTATCATTATTAAGAACATCAATATCAGATAGTACATCTAAATATGAAGTAGAATTAACTGGAATCTCAGCTACTAAATACAAATTAGTTAGAGTTCCACCTAATCTATAAAGTCTAATCATATCAACAGTTCCATCAGAAGAAGGAACAAATCCAGTTATAGTTACTTCATTAGTATCTAAATTTATATCATCTGAGTAACCTGATGGGGCTGATTCTATATTAGTTATACTAGAATAGTATGTATATACATACTGTCTAGAACCAAGTAATTCCTCATATGGAGTAGTTATACTATTAGTACTAATATCAAATATAGAATCTACAATTGATGGAATAGTTTTAGTACTTCCAATAAATCTATATTTTGACTCATATTTTCTATAAAGCGATACTTCATCTAAATTAGTCATACTAGAGATATTAAGTGTAATACTAGTTGCTCCAGTAGAAACAGTTATTGACTTTTCCTCATAACTAATAGCCCCTGCAGTTGTTTTATATTGAACTAAATAGTCATAAGTATCAGCAGTAAATACTACATCACCACCTGAACTTTCAGATAAAGAAAATGTAACAGAAAATGAACTTGTACCACTTAATATAGAACTAGGTGAATTTAAACCTAGTTCATAGAAATTTATTCCATCTGTAGTTTTAACTATTGTATTAACAGCATCAGCTATATATAAAGAATCGTTAAATTCTACAAAAGTTGAACCACTACCTCTAGCTATATAATTTCCTTTAAAGTAGGTAAAATTAGGCGTATCAAGCGAAATAGTATTATTAGTAGCTTTATTACCTTTTAGTGGTTTAAGTGTACCTGCAGTTAAGTCTACATTCTCACATATAGTTGCTTCATTTAATCCAATTAAATTAGGTGAAAGTCTAGAAGACTTACCACCTGAAAAATCTGCTATAACCATATTTACCCCTAAGCTATTGCAATATCTGATGAAGTTTCATTGAATGCATAAACCGCTCTTACATACCAACCATCATGATTTGGAGATAAGTAAGGTTTTTTTCTAATTACTTCATCATAATATTTTTTCTCAATTTCATCAAATTCAATATCAAATCTATGTTCATTGAAACTATTAAATGCTTTTAGTGTATTCTTACCTACAATCCCATCACTAACAGCACCAACAAGGTTTTGAGCTTTTTTTATTGCAATAGGCATACCAACATTAAATCCAAAAATAAATATTTCATCTGCTATTTTTTGCGAATTTACTTTGTCTAATTTTGCTTTATCCCAATAGTTAGATTTGATTCTTTCATAAGCTAAATTTTTAAGTTCTAAATTTTTTGCTAAAACTTTTGAAGCTATTTTTATATTAGGAGTTATGGATAATTGTTTTTTGATTATTACCCAACCTTTCCAGTCTTTATTCCATTTTTCATAAATACCATAAAAAGTTAATCCAGTTTCATTTTTATTTTGATGAAGCAATTTAGAATCTTGATTTGAGAACTCTAAAAACTCCAATAACTTCATACTTTCTTCAAATTTTGCCATTGTTCTTATCTCCTCTTTTATCTATCTTCTTACTTATTTCCTCTTCTGCTTTACTTCGTATTGCCAAAAGTGCAAAAGAGAAAAAATCTTTATCCTGCAATATTTTTCCAGTTCTTAATGTATAGCCATTCCCTAAAATAGAGTAAAATTCTGCAACAATAAACAATGTTAGAAGTCCACCTATTAAGGCATCAATATCTTTATATCCTGTTGCTTTTACAACTAAAGAAAACGAGAATATAAAAAGTAAAGTAAAAAATTTAGTATAAAGTCCAATTTCAAATTTATATCGATTTATTGGTGTACAAATTTTTCTACTTTTCATAAATCCAGTTATAAAATCTAGGAACATAAAAAATATTAATATAACTACTAAATCACCAAACTTATTTAAAAAATAAACAAATGGGATATATAAAGCATTCATAATCAAAGCATTTGGGCTTAATACTGTTATTGTTGCTGTTTCTTTAATAGGCATCTTTTACCCCCTACATACTAAAAAGATGTATTGCTGTTTAAGTTCAACTCTGCATTTTCTCTTACTACTTTGTTTCCCTCTTTTGTTACACTATATACATATCTAATAACAGCATCTAATTTATCTAACTTAGTAGCTTCTATTTGCTCTTTTGTCATAAAAGTGCTTACACCCTTTACAACTACCTCATAAACATCTACAATAATTTCAGGCTTATAAACAGCTCCTGTAATAGCACCTTTTAAGCCTATTACTTCATTGTTTTCATTTTTTGCAACACAACCACCTAAAACTAAACTTCCTAAAATCAAACTTCCTAAAACTAATTTTTTCATGCTATTTCTCCTAAAATAAAATATTTATTTGATTCTTTTATACTCTCTTTTGTATGCCCCATATAAACAAAACCACCACCAACTCTTACAGATTTATAGAATGTATCTCTTACATCATTTGGTACTTGTTTATGCATTCCCAATCTTAATATTTGGTCATTTATCAATCTTGTAAAACTTTCACTTTGATATAAAATATCGTGAACTATTGCAATATATCTGTAATTCCCATCAGGGGGATAAATTCCCCAAGCCAATCTAGGAATTGAAGCTAAATCACATTCATAACCTTTTTTAATAATCAACAAAAAACTTTGATTATTATCAAAAGTTATTTTTACTTGCATATCTTCTTCAAGTTTATAGTTTGGAACTAAACAATTCAATAAAAATAATGACAACCAACATCTTTTGTATTTTGGTATAGGAGTAACTTTTGGAGTATTTAAAAACTCCACTTCTATAGGTTTCAAATTCTTTCCTCTTTAAAATAGAGGAGTTTTTCTCCTCTATTACAAACTCAATATTAAATATAAATATAGGTACAAACGCAGGTGGCATTACTTCCTACCCCATGATATTTATATTAAATCTCTATTGCTTCTAATTCTTCTATTATTGTACAAGCTTCAATTTGTGCTTTTAACCTTTGATATATAGCAAAAACTTGGGCTTGTCTTAATATATACCTATCAAGTATATTTTGTAAATCTATAAGTGTTAAATCACTTTCTGTATTGTCAGCCATAGTCCATTTAATAGTTGAAGTATTTAAAGCTTCTGTTATAAGCTGAAATTTATTTATAGCACCTTGTATATTTTCCCTATCTTGTGAAGTAGATACCTGAATATTGTTTATAGGTTCACAAATACTTTCTTCTCTTTTTGTCTTAATAGTATTTAATGCTATTTCTTTACATTCATAAATAGGCTTATATTCTAAAGTTTGATTTATAGTTGGTATTCCATTTATCACTTCAATTTCACTATCAACAACCTTAGTAAATATTGTTGGTGTAACTTGATTTATAACCACCTTTTTATATCCATACTCTTCCATTATCTCATCTGTTAAGATTTTAGGAAATACAATGTTAGGGAATAACTCCCTAAACTCTATGTTGTTGTTTATCTTCTTTTTTTCTTCTATATTGTAATACATTTTTATCCTTTATACTGGTGTGTTTTCTATGTAATATGTTGTGTTTATTGATGGGGTCCCTGTGAATGTTCCACCAGTTGCTGCGAACATATTTGTTAAAGCATTCGTCGCTGTTGTACCCGTTCCAGTTGTTGGTATTCTGTAAGCTGTATCATAAATTCCCGTCATTGTTGTTGATAATCTTATTTTTGCACAACCATTGAACATATAATAATAACAATAAGTAGCCAATGTTGTTGCTGGCAATGATGGGGCTGTCGTTAAGTTTGTACAACCATTGAACATTTGTTCATAACAATTATCAGCCAATGTTGTTGCAGGTAATGATGGGGCTGTTGTTAAGCTTGTACAACCCCTGAACATTAGTCCATAACAACTAGTAGCCAATGTTGTTGCAGGTAATGATGGGGCTGTTGTTAAGCTTGTACAACCATAGAACATACTGTAATAACAACTAGTAGCCAATGTTGTTGCAGGTAATGATGGGGCTGTTGTTAAGCTTGTACAACCATAGAACATATAATAATAACTAGTAGCCAATGTTGTTGCTGGCAAGCAATCATCGTCTACACTGATTAGTGAAGTTTGATTATAGAACATATAGTTAAAACAATAGTTACCAATAGTTAAAATATCAGCATCATCGCCTAAAGCGTCTTGCAGCAATCTATCTAACTTGCCATTACATTCCAAGTTTCTCGCACCTGAAAAAGTCCAAGCGTTGCTAGTTGAATTTGAAGTAAATAATGATTTAGTCCCCGTTGCACTACCCCTAAAATAAATAACATTAGCAATAGGAGTTGTTGCACCTGTTGCAATAGTAGTCCAAGTTGAACCATCTAGACTATATTGTAAAGTAACTCCAGTATTTGTATATTTGGGAGTTATCTTCATAGCCGTTGAACTTACAAACTCAACCGCTCCTTTTACTTTTTTATTTGTCGCTAGTAATAATTTTTCAGCTAAAGTTATCATACTAAAGTCCCTACATAAGCACCGTAAAGCGTTGTTTGTTCTTTCCATATTACTATTGCACAATTTGCTGTTAATTCAGGTGCAGCTGATCCTACCCAAGTAATAGTTGGAAATGATATAGTGTAACTATCCGCATCAATCAGTCTTAATAATACACTTTGCCCAGCTATTAAGGCTTCTGTAAAAGTTGTATTTGTACTAACTGTTTTATATTGTATTGTTCCATTTACTGGATTTATTTCTGTTCCAGTTAGGTTATAAACCTGTTCTGTTATACTTCCTATGATTGATGGATTTGTGGTATCTAGTTTAGCATCTACTAAACCGTTTAAAACTTTACCTTGATTAGCAGTTAAAGCTTCTGTTGTACTTGTGCTTGTTAAGGTATCTACTAATGAGATTACTGTATCAGTAAATATTGCACTTACAGGCACCGCTGTTTCAACAGTTAATCCATTTACAGTATCTGCATTTTCAGCATTATCTACCTTACCATCATTATTAGTATCATAAAAGGACTTAAGCATATCACCTACCCCTATTCCATCTACTCCATTATACACATCAAAAGACCCTAATGGTAGTGTCTCAGCAAAATCTGCATAAGCTGTGTATGTATCAATAGTTCCTGCGGCTCCTGTACCAGACGTTCTAGCTATATGGTCTACTGAATATCCAGTGTCGCCTTTTAATCCTTGTGGTCCTTGAGGTCCAGTATCTCCAGTGTCGCCTTTTAATCCTTGTGGTCCTTGAGGTCCAGTATCCCCAGTGTCGCCTTTTAATCCTTGTGGTCCTTGAGGTCCAGTATCCCCAGTTAATCCTTGAGGTCCAGTGTCCCCTTTTAATCCTTGTAGTCCAGTTAATCCTTGAGGTCCAGTATCACCTTTTAATCCTTGTAGTCCAGTGTCGCCTTTTAATCCTTGTGGTCCAATATCCCCAGTATCACCTTTTAATCCTTGTGGCCCAGCCTGTATTACAAAATTCATAACTCCAGTAGTTGGGTTATAAGTTACACTACCAGGTGTTCCATAAGGAACAAAACTATATGTAACTGTCATACCTAAATATGCATTAACTGCATCAGTTATATCAGTAGCTATTGGTCCTAATGTAGCTAAGTAATCAAGTTGATTATACACTGCTGTAATTTGAGGTAAAGCTGCCTTTATATCTTCTAAACCAGATGTTTTTACCCAGTCAAATAGAGTTTGAGTTTCATTAAAAGGCAAATTTGCTGCATTTATAAGTGTAATTTCTACACTTTGTCCACCTCTAGTTTGTGTTTCAGTTCCAGTACCAAAAGCTAAATCTTCTATACCTAACTTTTGTCTATTAATAATTATTTCTTTAGGCATCAAAAGCTCCTCTATATTTTATAACTCTATCTTGTAATTTATTATTGTCTAAACTTTGCTCTGTTATACACTCTGCAACATAGTTATTATATATCTGTAATTGTTCATTAGCATAACTTCTATTTTGTGCATCTGTATCACTTCTTAAACATAAACTCGTTACGTAAGTTTCTATTGCTTTATCATATATAATACTTAATTCTAAATCATCATCTATAGTATTTTTAGTAATTGTATTAGGTTTTTTAACTATGTAACATACTAAGTATTGATTTATATTTTGTTCAACATCATTTATGCTCGGTATTTGATATGTACTTTCATCAATAGTTATATCTATTAATCCTCCATATAAATTAGGTTGTGTTATTATATCTACGCTTCCAGTAACTATAGGATATACCCTAATCATACCTTTACTTAAATGGTCAAACGTTACATATTCTACCTTTTCCCCAGTATCTGATTGCCAAGTATCAGATATAATATCTAATTCTTCATAACTTTTTGCTAAAATAGTTTTATCTAGGTATTCAACTCTAATAAAATCTATAGCGTAATTTCGTAAATCATAAATAGAACTTGAGGAATTTAGCTCAAGGTATATACGTTCTCTTAGACATTTCGTAGCTATTACAAAATCAGATATAGCTCTATTTATATGTCTTTCAAGTATAACATCTGTATACCTTTGTGCTGTACTATCTCCTAAGTCTATTCGTATATTATCCATCATATCAGTAATTCTACTCATATTAATTCCTTATAAACTTAATTGAGCCCTCTAGTTAGAGAGCTCTATAAGCTTACTACTATAGAGAGCTTAACTATTTCTAGTTATTATGATTGTGTATATTCACCATTTGTTTTTGTATATTCTACATATTCAATTATGAATTTAACACTTCCTTGAGTAGGTGCTACTGCCCCTTCTCCTTCTCTAATTATAATATCTTTAGATAAATCTAAATCAACTAAAGACAATGTAGCAACATTATTAGTATCTAATGCCCCTTCATATACAATTACTGTAGTCCCAGCTAAAAGATCGAATGTTGCTCCAGCATTTACTGTATCAGTTTCAATTACAGTTACTTTAGTAATTAGTACATTAGCAGGAAAAGTAGCTATAATACTACCTTCACCAGCTATATCAGTGTATAATAAGTCATATACACCAACACTAACTTCTCTTTTTTGATCAAATTTAGCATTTCTTTTAATATTTGCAGCTGCCATAACTTAACTCCTTATATTTTAATGTCTATAGCAATAGACCCATTTGAAATACCCCCAATACCTGTATCATAATCTACATTTTCTACAGTTAATGAAGTAGTTCTAGTGTTACACCATACTTCTAATAATGACTCAGATTTAATTCCAAAGTCTTCAGACTCTTGATATTTATAATCTGGCATTCTACCAAATGCTTGTTGCATTGCTCCAGCACCTAAGATTAAACCTCTTGAATATAAGTTACCAGTTTCTTCATAGAATCCTTTATCTCCTGTCCATTTAACTGGTGCATATTCAGTAGTTCCATCATCAACATAATTTCTTAATCCTGCTCCCTGTAATTCAGCAACATTATTCATAGCTGAATATAAGTCAACTATAATATCACCTGATTGAACTCCAAAGAATGTTTCTGCTTCAACTACTACAAAGTTACCAATTTTACCAATTACACCTTTGAATAGTCTATTTTCATTACCTCTAACATCAGCATCTTTAAAGATTGCTTGTGCTCCTGTAGAACCAAGTAATTTTTTCTTCATATTTGCATCAATTACCATTAACCATACTGGTTTCATATCTACAGTATAGAAAGGTTGTAAAGGCATTCTTCTTCCACCAACTGAGTAACCATTACCAGTCTTAACAATTGTTTCAATGTTTAAGAAATCATCAAAACCAAATGTTGCACTTCTAATAACATGAGTAACTTGTTGTTGTGCTGCATCAAAGATAGCTTGGTCTTTAAATTTAACCCATTTATCAGCTAATTTTTTTCTTGAATCTTGATGTTGAGTAATTGCTAAGTTTCCAATAGCTATACCGTCAAATGCATCTCCATTATCAACAGGGAATCTATATCTTTCAATTGTTAATGAATCTGAGAATTTTCTTTTCTCTTCTCCTTTACCAAATGCAGTTTCTTTACCTTTAACAGGACCTTTTACTAAGTATCCATCAAAATCAAAGATTACATTTTTACCAGATTTATCTGCTGTAATGTCATTCTTTTGCATAATAATACTATTTGATGTTTTACCAATATATGGTGCCCAGAATGATTTAGGTGCTGTTCCAACTAAACCTTCTGCCATCCACTTACTTCTAATTAACGGTGAGTTATAATCAACTACACCTGTACCAGATGCTGCCATACTTTATCTCCTTTAAAATTCCATACTTTCATATGTTTGTTTTATATTTTTTGAATTATCTTTAGTTGGAGTATCATCTCCACCTACAGTACTTAAGTTTGGTTGGTCCATAGTACTATTATTTGAACCTATTACCTTTGGAGTTTTAACATAGTTATAAACATTGTTCAAAAACTCTTCATAAGTAACTTTACCATTCTCTAATTCTTTAATAATTCTCTGAGGAATATCTAGTTGTAGTAACTCGTCAGTAAATACTACATCAGGATGGTCAGTTTGGAATTGTTGCAAGACATTAGCTCTTCTTTGTAATTCCATTTGCTGAGAACTAACTTGTTTAGCCTCATTTAATTTAGCATTAAATGTTTGGTGTGCACTATTTTCAAGCTCATTCATTTTAGCTCTCCAAGCATCTGGATTAGAAAACTTAAGGTCATCTAATTCACTTTGCATTTTCTCATCAATAACTAAAGAAGGTTTCGCTGCTTCTCTTAATACTGAAACTTCAGCTTGAAGTTCAGTTACTGTTTTACTTAAATCAGCTTTCTCTTGTGCTATTTTTGTAGCATATGCTTGTGTATCTTTAAACCTTTTCTCAAAATCAACTTGTTGATTTGATTCTGGGGTGTCAGTAGTTTCTGGAATACCCATTTAATTTCCTTTATTTTAATATAATTATATATTTTAACATATCTAATATTAAATTTAGCTTAAATTTTACTTATAAGTTAAATTTATACATCAAAACCTGAAATTTCAGCTATCTCATAGTCATCACTTTCTAAATCCCTAACATAGAACCTAGTTGGAAAACTATTTTTTAAGCCCATAGCCATATACCTTAGCATATCTGCTGGATGGGAGTACTTATCATGTAGTGGAGTATCTAAATATACACCTAGTTTTTCATCAAATTTCTTTCTATAGTTCTGAATAGCATCTATAATGTCTATAGCTTCTTCAGCATCTATCTCTACATCTTTTAAAAATTCACGTGTTGCTTGTATACCATCCTGAACTCTATGTCTAGGAACTAATACTGGATTAAATCCAAGGTCAAGTAGTGCTTGCCATCGTGATTTACCAGCTATTAATTCAGTAACAGCTATATCATGTGGAACATATGTAATATCAAAAGTCCAACCTTTATCTATAGATATATAATCTAATACATCTTTATAATGTTGTAGTCCTTGCCCATTATTTTCATAATATCCTATAATTCTGCTCTTCTTTATACCTTTATCTATCCAATTTTGAACAAAACCTATTGAGAATGTGTCATTCATACCTAAGTCAAAAGACATATTAACTAGTAATTCAGGTCTATATGCATTAGTAATTAACTTAAGATTCTCATACTCATTCTTATAGTATGTACCTTCAACTGATTGGGCAAATGCTTCTTCAGGTGTTGCTGGATACTCTTGGTATATATCAAATCCAAGCTCTTCATACTTAGCTACCCACCACCATCTTGCTTCATTAGGTATATTTACACCAAGCTGTTTTTCTAAGCTATTAAAATATTTCTGATGTTCCCCAGATATTTTAACAGGTATATCTAATCTACAATCCTCATCATCTATCCAGCTAAGAAATATTGGCTGAAAATCTAGAGGTGTTAGTGGCATACCAGTTTTTTCTTTAGCTACTGCTTTAATCCACATCTCATAAAATAATCCAGACCTACCTTCTGCAGTTGATTCTATAGTTATTTTATTATTTACTGAAACAGACTGAAATGCTCCTGTTTTTAACTCTCTAGCTTTTTCTGGAAATTTCTTAGCTATTTTACCAAGCTCAGATACATGAAGCATCTGTAGTGTATCTCCCCTAAAGTTTCCTATCTTTAGAGTAGACCCATTCGAAAACTCTATCATCTGTGTATTATCTTTACTTGTGCATAGATTTAGTGCAGCTTTTATTCTACTATCTAATCTATCCCAAGCTAAATCTATTTTCATCTTAAGCTTTTCTGCCTCATCTTTACCATATGACTGTACCCCCGCCTGTGTACCTGGTCTAAATATACCCTCATCAAGCTGATATATAGCATATCCAGTAGATATACCTCTCTGTCGTGACTTTAATATTATCTTTTTATTATGTTTATATTTAGTAAAAACTATTATCTGAGCTTTATTTAATTTCAGTTTAATTTCTTTACCATCTTTATCTCTAATCCAATATAAGTTATTAAGCCTCCAAAATTTCGACTTTAAATTATCAAGTAAGCTATTGTCCAATTTAGCAGTCACTTTCTACCCCCGCAAGGAATGTAACCAAGTTGTTTATCTGGTTATTGTTTTGTGTTACACCCCCATTAATTATAGATACCATAGTATTCTTACTATTAAAGTAGCTATCTCTTATCCCTGTGTGTATAGCCGCCAGGTCTCTCAGACTCTTCGTATCAGTATCATCTATAGCATCCAAAGCAGTATCTACTCTCTTAATTAACTTCTGTGCTTGATCTTGTAGAGTTGTATCAAGCCTCCTTAGTCCATCAAAACCATCTTTCATATCCTTAGGGAGTTGTGGCTGCTCTCCTGCTATCATATCCTGTGACGCTTTAAGTATTAGTTCAGTCCTAAGCTCATCTGTAAGCTCATGTGTTATTTTAGCATCCATCAAACTTTCTGGGTCTGGGTCTGGACCAACTAATAAGTCATTATTAGTAACTATTTCATCTGCACTTGCAACTATATCAATATGAGTATTTAGGTGTGCTTTCTTTTCATACTTAGTTTTAGGTTTTAATAGGTTTTTCTTCCATCTATTTGACCCTTTAAGGTCTTTAGTAGTACAATTATATTTACTACATAGTTCATCTAGTGTTAATTCTGACGTTTCAAATTCAATCTTTACTTGGTTAATCATTATTTGATTCATAGTTAAGCCTTAGTTTTTTAGCTATTATATCCAATAAACTATTAAATACAGCTTAGAGTGTTTATAATATAAATCTAAACTATATTATGTTTTGTTATGGAAGGTGTAGTTGATGAGAGTGGCTTTGGTTTACTTGGTAGTTTTGTATCTTGGTAGTTTTGTATCTTGGTAGTTTTGTATCTTGGTAGTTTTGTATCTTGGTAGTTTTGTATCTTTAGTATAGTATAGTATAGATTTAACCTATATTAGGTTGAAAAATTGGGCCGTGCATAAAAGTTTTATACATAAAGCAAATACAAGCGGCCTGGTACCTACCTACCCGGTGTGGGCCTATAAAACTATGTAGTAATAGAAATATACAAATACCAAGCTATTAAAGTCTACTAAATTATTCAACTATAAAGTACTCAACTATTAAGTCGACTTAATCACTCAACTACATATTGATATTGACTATCGATTATTAAATATTGATATTTATTATCAATATGTATTTAAGCTAAATTTAATAATAATTATGATATACGCGCACACGTGTATTAATATTGACGCGCGATTACCATAATATTTATTAGTTTTAGCTTAAATTTTAAAATTTTTAATAAATTTATAGCTATAATATAAATTTATATAAATTCTGAAACTTAGCAAAATAAATTTTTCCATTACACGATTACCCCACAATTGTTCTATATAATTCTCGTATATAAAACAAAGGACTAGAAAATGACTAAAGTTATAGAAGTAGATGGAATTGAATATTCAATTCTAGAAGATAGTAGAAATGATATAACTATATTTTCTTTTTATGAAAATGAACCTGATGAGGATGGAATATATAGTATTAAACTAAGATATGTACACGGAGTTAATTACTCAAATGAAAAGTTAATTAAAATAATTAAAGATTTTAATAATTGAATAGTTAGAGATATTAAATTTAATGTCTCTATAGTGTTCAATCACTAGATAAACTAAATAAAAGGACTAGAAATGGAAAAAAATAAAGCTATGAATAAATCTCAAACATTTGAGTTATTAAAAAGTATAATTAGTGAGGCCCAATTTAAATCAAAAGCTGAACAAGAGAGAGTTATGGTATTAATTGAGACTAATTTTGCGCCTAAATCAGGTGGAGGTCAGGTTCAAAACCCTAGCTATTATGATGAGAATTTAGGTTCTCAAATGCACTATTGTAGATATTTAGACCAATTTTGTACTGAAGATGAGGTGGTTATGTCTAATGGTAAGTCTAAAGGGTACTCAAAGGCCGCTATTAGTAGATGGACAAAGGCTGGTAAAGATGCTAAGCAACTACAAGAGAAGGCATTAAAATTATTATTAGAAGGTAAAACTTTAGAAGGAACTGAGTTAAATAGTAAGGCTGAAGAATTATTAATGAAGAGAAATAAACCTGAGTTCTATGTAGACTTAAGAAATTAAAAGTTAAATAGCCTATATAATTAAGACTATAAATCTTAATTATATGGCCTTTTAATATTTATTAATATAAATATATTATAAATTAATATTTAAGCTAAATAAGCTATTTAAAATTGATTTAAATGATATATTATGATATATTTATATTAATATTTAAACTAGTAAATATTATAATATAAATCTAAACTATTAAGGAGCTATAAGATGAGGTTTGAAGATATAATTGTTGGAGCTTATTTTATGTTTAATGGGTATAAATATAGAAAAAATAGTCTAGTTAGTGCTCAAATATTAGAAACTAAGAGAACTAGGTATTTTACTAAAAATGAGATTGTTGAGGTGTGTAAAGATGGAGAATAATAAATATATAGCGTCTATAAGCTTAAATAGTTCAAATGTGCATAATATAACTATTATAGGAACTAATCTAAGATATACAAGACAAATAGATAGGAAGTTTCATACTTTTGAGTCTAACTATGAAGATTATGAAGGTTTACTACTAGGATTACAAGTAGTTAGTAATTTAACTAATGACATATTTATATTAACTTGTAATTTAAATAAAAAGGTTAGACAAAATGAAGCTATTGACATTGATGCTTAAAGCTATAGTGATTGGTTTAACTATAATGTGTATTAAGTCATTACTTGTATGACTTAATAGTAATAACTATAGTAATTTAGTCTTTCTACACTTGGTCTCTTAGCTATCTATGAAATAAAATAATATATAGGTTGAACTAAATCTTAAAATCTTAAAAATCTTAAGTTTTTTCCATATCTATATATATATTTATATAGGCCTAATTTTGAGTATTTTTTATACTAAATATTAAATATTTTTTAAGATATTAAGACATTAGCGATTTTATCGATATTTATCATCAAGATATCAATAAGACAAGTGGTCAAATATCTCAAGATATTGGATAATATTTTCAGTTATTATAGGGCCAAACTATAATATAGTGTGGAAATAAATTATTTTTTTATCCCGACTAATCCTGTCGTCTTAAAATTTTCAAGACGGTCTTAAAAAATCTTAATGTTGTCTTAAAAATTTTTTGATAATAGTCCTCATTATTGAACAAAAATAATTTTTTTACTAGTATAGAACTATATTATATAGGTTAGGTTTATATTATACTTGCTAGGTATAAATATATAAATATATAAATATTAAGATATTAAGACATTAGCTATAAAATAAGCCTTCGTAAGTAATACAACATTAAGATATTAAGGCTAAATCTTAAGATATTAAATATTGATTTAAATTTTTTAAATATTTAATAATCATTTAATATTAAATTAGATATTATTTTAAATATTTTAAAAATTTAAACAGGAGGCTGAGTTGATAGAGTTAAAGAATATAGGTGATAGACTTACAAGTATAGTAAGTGTTAAGCACTACGCCTTAGGTTTACTAAAGATGTTAGATACTATGACACAAAAAGACATAGCTAACTACGTGGGTGTGTCACAGAGTAAGTTAAGCCACATAATACAGCTACTAAGTGATACATATAGCTACACACCTTGTTATATAGTTAGATATGTAAAGATAGTAAATAAATATAGCTTGTTGGTTAATACTAAAGATATGGCTGATAGTGTTGAGTTTATAGATATATTTAAGTTTGATAGTAATACAATACACTCTGTATTTAAAGATTTAAATGTAGATTATATAGACCTAGTTGATGGATATTATAAAATAGATAAACTTACACAAATAACTATAGATGCGCTACATAACTTAGAGTATAGATACAAGGCTTAATATGACTAGGGAAGACATAGTAGCTAAATTTAAAGAGTTAGATATTACACTAAGTCCAGCTGGTATATGGGAGTTTGATGCAGAAGGTAAGAAACGTGGTGTAGACATAAAGAGACCAGATAAACTAGATTTAAATAGATATTCTAAAGATAATATGTATAAGTTTAGGATTGAAGAAACTCCCTACTTATTAATAGATATAGATGGGGCTGATATAAGTAAAGTTATAAACTTGTTGCCGACAGTAGCTAAGACGTTTACAACTACTACAACAGCAGATAATAAGTTTCATTGTTATGTAAACAAGCCACAAGACTTTCCACTAGTACGTATCATAGGTAAGATAATAGCTAACGTGGATATAATAACTAATGGTATAGTATTTGAGGGACATATGCATAATTTGCCTAATACTAAGTATTCAGTATCTGATGTACCTATATTAGACTTGACTCAAAATGAGATAGATATATTATTAAGTCTTTGTACACCTAAGCAGATATCTAGTAAAGGTATTAAAGCAGATGATTTACCTAGATATAATTATGAGGAGTCACAACTTATAAAGGGTTATCTCACAAGTACATTGACGAAACAACAGAGAGATAGACTACTTAAGATGTTGGTACCAAATGGTATGACACATAAAGACCTAGTTAACTCACCTATAGATGATACATTACCTAAGTTGCCTAAGTTTGGACATACATCTATAAATACGATGGCATATTATATAGCTATGAATAAGTTTACTCCACACGAGGATTGCATCCAGTTTATAGAGAAATTACTAGTTACATATTATAATATAGATATGAACTCATCTAAAACACGTACACATTGGTATAAGAGTATACTACCAACGTTACCTATAGTTGAGGTTGAAGAATTCTCAGAAGACTTTATGAAGCATATAGAGTCTGCCCCGATATGTAGAAATAATACATATAAACTTATATCTACGATAAATCACTTCGGGAATTTGAGTTATATGCAGATACATAGATATACACTTAATCCACGGTTTAAGAATGGAACGATGTTGTTTTCAAATACAGCTTTGGCTGCAGAATATCCGACACTAGATAAAGATAATTGGTTGTATGGAGTACCTGAAGTGCAGATATCAGATAATCCGTTTGGTAGTCATACAAGTTATAATGACGAAGATGGTACATTTACACTAAGCACTTTGAAGCGTACAGAATATATGACACAACTACAAGCTATAGATACAAAGCCACATAATATACTTACTAAGGCAATAGCTGGTATATTTAAACCTGATGAGAAGGGTACAGTAGATGCAGAGGATTTCTATTATCACTGGTTAGCTCATGTGCTATTTAGTGACCACGCAGTTACATCTATAATGTGTTTGGCTTCACCATCAAATGAACTTGGTGGTAGTGGTAAGACTACATTTACAGCTACTTTACCTATGCATATAGCTCCATTAGGTACAATAACAGCTATTAATGATAGTATGGCAAAGTGGTCAGGTGATGCATTCCAAGGTAGACTAGCTTCATTTGATGATTTATTTGAAAGTGCTAAGTGGAAAGAAGTATATACTATAATTAAACAGCAAACGTCGAATACAATTAAGAGACTAGATAGAAAAGGTAAGAGTACAGAACTTAGTTTTAGACGAACTAATATAAGTATATCTGCAAACTTTATACCTAAGATAGATGAGTCAGATAGACGATTTTTTATCTGGTCCCCACGTGAAAGGTTAACACCTGAAGAAGGTAAGCAGATTGGTATAGTGCTGAAAGATTTTAAAGTATATAGACAGGAGATACAGGATATAGCTAATTACTGTTATTATTTATATACTAATGAACAGGATAAGTATTATAATGAGTTATATATTCAGGCCCCATCTACGCTAATGGGTCAAGTGTCGAAAACAGAAGGTGGATTAGGAGAAACTCTTATTAGTAGAGTACTAGCAGGACCGAACAGATTATTTGAGGATTATGTTGGTGGACAGGATAAATGGACAGATATTGAGATAGCACAATTCATAGTTATGGTAGCTAAAGAACCGTCAGGTATTAAAACAACTAAGTGGACGATAGGTTTACCTTGGAATTTCTATAACAAAGTACTATGCGCACTTAAAGCGGAAACAGCTACTGAATACACAAAGGGTAGACTGTCGTTGGTTATGGGTAAGATAGTTTGGAATGACTTGAATACAGCAAGAGCTAGCTTATATAAAACTAAATATCCAGACTTCACAAAGTCTGGTTTAGTACACGAGATAGACTACTCACTGATACAAGCATATCAGGAGTATATAGATGCACATAAAGTAGATAAATTAATAATAGAAGGAGTATAAAGTAATCAGGGAAATTTGATTAAATTTTAAAAATTTAGAATTTAATCCACAATTTCTCCACAATTATTCTATATAATTTCTCATATAAAAAATAAAGGACTAAAAAGGATAAATAATGAATAAGCTATTTATTGGAGCAAGGGTTAGGATTACTCATTTAAAGTGTGTAGGTTCTGAGAAGGCAATGGTTATAGATAGGTGTATATCTGGTAGCTGGGCTACAGATACTGGATATTTTATAGATAAAGATGGTAAGACTATAGCTGGGGTCAATAATAATGGAAGATACTTAATAGCTACAATAGAATTACTAAATCCAGTTAAAAGATATAAGTTTAAATATAAAAGGAAATAACTATGGAGAATTTAAAAGCACTATTAGATTTACATAAAGAATGGTTAGAAGATAGTTCAAAAGGTAAAAGATTAGACCTTAGTGTGGTTGACCTTAGATATGCAAACCTTAGATATGCAAACCTTAGTAATGCAAACCTTAGTAATGCATATCTAAGGTTTGCAGACTTTAGTAATACAGACCTTAGATATGCAAACCTTAGTAATGCAAACCTTAGATATGCAGACCTTAGATATGCAAACCTTAGTAATGCAGACCTTAGTAATGCAAACCTTAGTAATGCAAACCTTAGATATGCAGACCTTAGATATGCAAACCTTAGTAATGCAGACCTTAGTAATGCAAACCTTAGTAATGCAAACCTTAGATATGCAAACC